TTGCCGTATCTCCTGTTTGCGCCTGGAACCCATCAACGGGGGTTATCCCAACAGAACCGGAAAGGGTAACCGCATCCCCCGTCTGTGTTTGGAACCCATCAACGGGAGAGACGAAGTAAGTTGTAAATACGCTTGCGGTATCGCCTGTCTGGGCCTGGAACCCATCCGCTGGAGTTACGTTTACAGACGGGGGCGAATAAGAGACGGTTGATGCATCTCCAACTTGGGTTTGGAACCCATCCAACGGCGTTACTGGATAACCTGCGCGAACAGTTGGGGGGTCTGGTTGTGATTGATCTTGCTGTCCTTCGGCGGGGGTTACGCGGTAAGCCGCATAAACCGCAGCCGTATCTCCGGTTTGTGCCTGGAAACCGTCGGCGGGGGTTACGTTTACAGGGGCGGCTGTAAACGAAACTGTACTTATATCCCCAGTCTGTGCTTGAAATCCATCAACGGGAGTTACCGGGTAAGTCGCATAAACCGCTCCTGTATCACCCGTTTGTGTTTGAAAACCGTCGGATGGAGAGGCGGAATAGGTCGCGAATACACCAGCAGTATCTCCGGTTTGGGCTTGAAAACCATCTCCTGGAGTTACCGATCCGCTTGTATTGGTGCTATATGCCACCTGGAGCATCAAGTCAAGCCAGTATGGTTTCGGGCTTATGTCATCCGAGTTACCGACACGCCAACTGTAAGCGTTGATGCTCCCAGCCTGCCAACCCCCCGTTGGTGCTGTCATTACTGCGCGTTTATAAAACGTGCTTGTTTCCGAATAATCTGCGGTTGTGGTGGGATTGCCCCAAATGGTAGTTGTACCCGCGTCCCCATCTATGATATAACAAGCGCCTTTGTCCGCCGTTGTGCTTGAGGAACGATAAGCCAGTAATGCTTCAGCGCCGATAATATTTGTCTGGGCTGTGTTTAGTTTCAGGTTGGCATAATACGCGCCAGTGGTGGTCTGTTGTAAATAAGTTACCGTTCCCCCCATTGGAACTGTATTTACAGCTGTATACGCAGTGGTGGTAGTTGTTCCATTGCCAACGTCAGTTCCATCCTGAAACTCGATAGTATTGGCGGCGGTGACGTGCGATCCATCCGAAGACGGTGACAAACCCACAACCGCGCTAGCGGGAATTGGGTAATCTGCTGCAGTTTGAGATACTATTACATCGTCAAAATATACATCTGTTGTTGAGTTTTGGCCGACCATGCAGTTCCAAAGAGTATATGTTGATGCTGCTTGTACCACGCTGTGGGAGAATTCAGGTCCCTCATCAATCATGCATTTAAAAACAGTTGTGCCGGCGGAACAATCAAAATAACATTGGAAATGATACCAAGTCCCGGTTCCCAGGGCTTGCATATCCACGAATGTTGAGTTATTCCACAGGGCTATTTGTGAAGTATCGGTGTTCCAGCGAATTTGCCCCGCATAACCAGCGGTGATGTCTGGCCCAAGAATACCCGTTTTGGTATTTGGCAATGTTGCGAAATAAACATACACGCTGGCGTTGACGTGAGTTCCTGTAACTGTCCACGCTATCCATGAGGTAGTTCCTGCAACGTTCTGCCGCATCGCATAGGAACCGGAATGTTTTATTGAGTTCTGGACAGAAATCGCCGTTCCGTTGCCGATTTGATTGGTAAGTCCGCCGCCATTCGTTGTGAATGCGGCTACGCCATTCTCAAACCCGGTAACTAAAACAGGGGTTAGACTCAAATTATTACTCCACTACCCCAACCCAAATCATACGACCCATTGCCAACCTCCCATAAAACAAGCGCGCTTCTATGGTTCGCGGTATTGCAGTATGCGAAGGGATAGCGAAGTCCTCCCGGTGAAACAATCATAATCCCAGAACATAGATGTCCATGATCGCAACGCGCCTGATTGAAGAAGGCGCTATTTTCCGCAGTAGTGGGTGTGGCTTTGACAAATCCTCTCTGCCGTAAATAGGTAATACCCGTCTGAATATCCGAGAATGAAAGGTCATGCATTCCCAATTCAGCGGGTGGCCAGGCGGGGTATGTACCCGGAGCGGGTGGCCAGTTTGTCGCCATAAATCCTTATGAGATTATGCCTATCTCATCCAGGTCAAAAGCATTAACCGTCATGGTTCCGGCGGCGGTAACAGAGGTTGCCGCGCAAGTTCCTACCGCGATAACCGTACCAGCCCCGATCCAGGCGACATGGTTCACGGTTCCACTGGTGGATACAACCACCGCGGTTCCCTGGGTTGTTATCTTGCGGCTGCCTGCGCCCGCATCACCCTGTGCAATGGTCCATCCAGCAGTTCCATAGGCGGCGGTGCCCAGTGAATAGCTGCCCGCCGTTGTACCTTGCGCAACTGTGGTTGGTTGTGCGTTGCAAATGCAGATGGTTCCTGAGTTGTCGCGAATATATGCCAATTCAGCATCCATCGCGGCAGTTACAATAAATTTTGACATTATCTATCTCCTATTGCGACTTTTTCAACCTCGCCGCGTTTGGCACGAGGCCGGGATAAGCCGCCTTCTAACTCAATTGGTTCGTGCAGTACATCCGTCATATAACGGCGCATCTGTTCTAGTCGTTGTGTTGGATCTCCCATTCCATGCCAGCCCTCAATAACCGCATCGTCTACATGGGTGAGGGCGGCAACGCAAGAGTTCCATTTTTTATCTATCTGAATAATCACGCCTTTCCATTTCGGGTCGTGCGCCAGTTTATGTGCTTCTCCCTGTTCATGCCAGGGGAATTCTTGCGTACCCGGATACCTCGTCACCCACTCATCAAATAACTCGCGTACGCGCGGGGTGTTCTGCATCAGCATGATACCGACGTTCAAATGGGGACCGGGAGTAAGGGGGCCGGTATGCATCACCATCCCCAATCCCTCGGGGCATCCGGTTCGTAGATCGGTATTCATATCCACGATCACCGCGTCAGCATCAATCCAGCAGATATATTTATATCCTTTAGCAAGTGCCTGGCGGATAAGTTCTAGTTTTGCCCAACCGCCATTATTGGGTTTCCACTCCACCTTGACTTCACCGCGCGCAACAAGATAATCGAAGTTCCACTTTTTAGAATACTTCAAGTGGCGTTCATAAACTAAATCCAGCGCCGCGCCGTAAGGGACATTCCAGAGCCAGTCACGGTTCTTATAGACTTGCTGGATTATGATTCCATCATTCATTGCGGCACCCCATTCAGGACATAATCCGTTTTACCTTCTGAGGTTACTTTATCCTCAAGATGTTGGATAACTGGTTTCCAGTATTTATCGAATATCTTGTCCACATCATAGGCCATCGCGCCCTTACGCGCGGCTTTGCGGTAATCTTGATTGCCTTTCATCTGATAAGCGGCCTCAAGTTTCTCTAATATCGCGCCAACGTGGGGCTGGAACATATAAGATTGGAGTGCGCCCCATTGAGGGGATGAGTCTTTCTTGTCCACCTTCCAACCAGAAAAACATAACTCGCCCATGCTTGTCCAGTCTCCAACGATAACAGGAGTTCCACAGGACTGCGCTTCGATGATGGGTATTCCGAACCCTTCTCCACAACTAACCAGTAAATGAACGTCCATCGCAGAATACAACTTTGCCATGAACTGGTCCGGGAACCCCACCAATAGATTATATTGGTCGGGGAAGATCACATCCCTTCCGATAACCAATCCTTTCTGCGCACAATAAGCGATAAGATTGATCTGTTCCCCGCGTGGGGGAAGCCCGGAAGCAGAGTGAATATACAGCAACGCGTCAGGATGTTTTTTATGTAACTCCACGAAAGCATCAATGTTCTGCCAGAACGCTTTTCTAGGCGGGTCGCCTTTATTGGCGGCCACCATCCCAACCACAAATCTGTCCTGGGTCATGCCTGTCATTTTCCGTTCGTCTTCGTTCATATCCGTCGGTTTATAGACATCGGTTTCCACACCACAGGGAACGTAATCGCAATCCAACCCGGCCTCGTTGATCTTCTTTACCGCGAACTTACTCATCGCAATCCGGTGATAGGCAACTTTCGCAACTTCAGCAACCGGGGGAGGGATGGGGTCGTGGTCAACGGGTATCCATTGACACCAGCGGGAACGAATATCCGCACCCTGCATCACCCAAATATCCATGAGCGAGATCATTACATCCGCTTGGAAATTAATGGTGTTGGCATCACAAACATCCGCACAGAACGCATGGAAAGCACTACCATATATCTTTATTCCCTGCACAACAAGCGGCGTTCCTTGATGCCCGTAATTAGTGATAACGGCGACAGGGTGTCCTGCATCTAGTATTCTTTTGGTAAAGTGCCGAGTCTGGCATCCATAGCCAGTAAGCGCCCAAGGCGCGTTAGATAACCAAGTGAATCTCAATTTATGCGCTTTCTGGGGAGAGGTATTACCCTCTCCCCCTAGTTTAGATTATGCTGAACAACCGGCAATGCTTACGCCGAAGGTCGGGCGATAAACAGCCACGTTGAACACCATGGAGGCATTCAACTCAGTTACACCACCACCGATTGAGGCGTCGCGCTGTGCTTCAATACGGAAGGCGCGCCGAATGTCAAGCATCGCGGCTTCGCGGCTGAATAAACAACCGTAAGCAGTACCACCAGCGGCACCGATGGACTGGGTGATATTGGCATCAACATAGAAGTCAATATTAGCCCACGAGGCCTGATAGAACGCCCCGCCCAGCTGGTTCTGTAATTCCTGTGCCTGGAACAGGGTTGGGGGAGTACCAGCGGTAAGGTCATACCACTGCCGAGGTGCAAGAACGCACTTGTACGGACCGGGGGCGAATTTCGCCCGCAGGTTGGAGGCTTGTTTCAAAAGACCAGCCCAAGTAATGGCCACGGTTCCGGCAAGAGTTCCGGCGGTGAAGTTTGATGCGGTGGCGAACAAAGTCACCAAAGCAGAATCCACACCAACGGCTGCCAGTTGACCAAGGTCTTGTCCGGCCTGTCTTAAGACAGGGAATGGATCTGAGGCCAACCGAAGATCTGAAAGGGTATAGGTTGCGGCATACAGCACCGGCGTAACACTACCCGCGGCCGATGGAGTAAATGCCTGTGAACTTGAGGCGGTATCAGTAGCTTCCGTAACAGTACCGAAAGTTCCGCCCGTATATGCCGACCAGACACGCTGATTCATGCCCACGCCGCCGAAGTTTTCGACAAGCGGAGCCATGACGCTCTGTTCGCGTGCGGTAAGCAATGCGATCTCATAAATGTTACTCAGATAGGAACTGATACTACCCGAGGTGTTGATAACTGCCATTGTTTATCTCCTTATTCGTTCCCGACCAGGAACACCCCCCCTCCAAGTGCTGCATCTGCGCCTTCACTGAAAATGTTAACCTCTGGGGTGAGGTGCAGCCGCGCCCTCTTTTGTGCCGGGGTTTCCCCCTGTTGTGCGGCGGCTGGATTGGTCGGGTTTATATTGGGAGCGCCTTTCTTTTGCTCCACTGGTTTTGGTAATGCTTCGAGAAGTTTAGCGGCATCGGCGCGCATCGCCTCTTCGTCCTCACCCTGTAAGCGTTCTGCAAGGATGACCGGCAGTCCGGTTTCGGCTGCCACCTTTTGACGAATGGATTTGCGTTCGGCTTCAGCGGCGCGTTTCTCCACCTCTACCAGTTGCTTTTGAAGTTTCTCCAGTTCGGATAACTTCGCCTCTTCACGTTTCTTTTCATCGTCTTCTAACTTTGCTAACTTCTTGGCGGTGGATTCTTTTTCTTTCTCCATCGCCTTGGCCTTACTCTCCCACCAAGCCGCATCTTTCGACGGCTCTGGAGTTGGTTCGGGTGCTGCCTGTACTATCTGTTCTGGTTGGAATTCCACCGGTTCATTCGTTGTAAGGGGCGCAACGATTGTTGGGATGGTCGGCGTAGGAGTTACTGCGCCTTTTTTCTCTGCCATTTCATATCTCCTTTTCTAGGTAATAAAAAAGCGCGCCCGTGTCAACTCGACACAAGCGCGCCTTTTCAGGGGGGCTTAAAATAACTACTCTATTTTACCACAAAATCAATCGCAGAGATGCTTCTTTTTAACAGCCTCCGCAAGTGCTATAAGGCAACGATAGACGATCAACCAGAACTCGCGATCCGTCATTTTAATACTTTTCGTATCCATCGCAGTAAGCGTCTATGCCATGGTAGTTTTTTCTTCCAGGGCATCTCCGGCATCATTCCAAAGTAAAGCGGTTTTGTAACATTGACTGGGTATTTTTTATCACTCATCTATCAAATCCTTTAGAGGGGTTACGGTTTTCATATTCCCGTAAACATCGTTCGGCGTATCCTGTGCCAACTGTCCGAACTCGAATTTACCATCCATCCACGCCTGCCATTTCGTTTCGCCCATGATTTCCTTTTGAGTGGCGGTATCTTGATCTTCAAACCATGTTTGCCCATCCTGCATATCAGCCACAGGATTTTCCCCCATGACTTCAGGGATGGGACTGCATCTGCAATTGTAATGCCCGTCAAGACTTTCGTCCAAATCATGCCGCGTTCCGTGTTCTGCTATACATGCCTCACAAGTCAACTCATCCAATTCTGCATACCATATCCAACCCGTGACAACATCCGAATTAGCGGCATAGTTCGCCCGCGTCGCCTCACGATATGCCCATAACTGTGAGGTTCTGGCGGTTCGCAGGGCATCCACCAATCCACCTCCAAACGCATTTTCCGCCGCGGACATTATCAGTCTTGCGGTTTGTCTGGGGTTGACCCCCATCCCAATCGCCTCCAGAATGGCATCAACTACCGCCTTCGAATGATAACCAGAAAGTTCCCCTATGCGCTTATACAATGCCCCGCCGGGATCTAAAAACGTCAGCATCTTGTAAACCGCTTCTATGGGTATTCTGTCAAACGGGACGCGGATTAACTCTCTATCCCCAATTAAAAAGCGCAATATCTTGAATGCGTCCATTTCCCCCATCTGGGCGGCATTTAGGGCGATTGGTTGCAAGTCTGTGCGTAAATACCCGGCAAAGTTGTTTAACTCATTTGTAATGCTTTCCTGAAGCGAAATAAAGGCGCGTAAATGGCGCACCTGGGCGGCGGTATATTCCCCGGTGCTGATTAGGTCTGCTAATGCTTGTATCTGTGGGGTGATCCGGTTGAACATCGCTTTATAAGCAGATATGATGCGCTCCATAGCGGCGGCATCGCTTTTAGCAAGTGCGGCGCGATATTGCGCAACCAGATCAAGAACAGTCTTTGGATTAGCGGCCATCGTCTACCTCACAAGCCAACATGAATAAATAGGTATAATACTTCGTTCCGGTAAGAATGTGGCGTTTATAATCCACCACGCGCAACCCGGAACGCCTTAACATCATCTCGATTGATTTCTCCGTGAAGAATGTAATATGTTCGTGCCAGGATGTTTTCGCGGTATAGTCCATTGGTCCCATTGGGATTTCGAGATAAAGGATACTTCCCATATGGGTTATGATTTCTTCCAGCGTTTCCAGGGGATAAGAGACGTGTTCCAATAGGTTGCTGCATACTATCAGTTCATAAATCCCGTGTGGTTTATCTACTTTCTGCCCGCATTTCACCTTGTCGGTTCCAATATCATAAACGTCTATGGCGTGTCCCTTGAATGGGGTATGACTTCCGTCCCCGCCGCCATAATCTAATATCTTTGTCCAACTTGAAACATAAGGGGATAGAAACTTCTCGATCTCTTTTATATAGTTCTGTTCCGTGTCTTTGCGTT